TCAAAGGTTCAACCGTTACCGTGTATGACTGGGTAAGAACAGAATGCCAACTGACAGAAGAACAACAAAATACCTTTAACCTTTTAAACACTACAGACAATGGAACTGATTAAATTCAACCACACAACAAAGGAAGAACGCACGCAACTTGTCCGTGAAATCTTCGATGAAGTACTCAACGGCCGCATTAATCCTTTAGAACTGCATCTGCGATTAAAGTCAGCAGAGGAAGTAATTAAGCAGCTAACGGGACTTGAGCCATACAAAGCAATCCTCTTGGATGAAGCACAGAAGCACGGCAAATCATTTAACTACCAAACTGCGAAGATAGATATTCGGGAAGTTGGGGTTAAGTATGATTATAGTGAGTGTGGCTGCAGTCAACTTATAGAACTTTACCAACAAAAGGAAAAATTAGAAGAAAAAATTAAGGCACTTGAATCATATCTAAAAGCATTACCTACAGGAGGTGCGGTCAGTATGATTCCAAATGTAACTGAAGATAGCAATGGTAAATTAACTGTTGATTACACAGGCGAACTTGAAACACATTATCCACCTGCGAAATCTTCTACCACATCGGTAGCGGTAACGCTTAAATAAAAAGTTATGACACTTAAAGAACAAGGTAATTTAAATGCATTCCCAATGTTAAATCCTGACCCATCACAAAATGATGAATTCGGCTTAACCAAACGTGAATACTTTGCAGCAATGGCGATGCAGGGATTATTGGCTAATGGTAAATACATTTGTAATTACAAACTTTTAGGAGAAGAATCTGTAATGTTTGCCAATGCTTTGATCGAAGCATTAAACAATACCGATAATCCAAACTTACAACCATAACACGGCAGTCATGTTAGCGTAATCGGGAATGAATACCGACTTGGGATAACGCCTTCGCATTGTAGCGGAGAGATGCGGGTTCGAGTCCCGTACATGGCTCTAAATCACACCGGCTCTGATTATCCGGCGAATCAATGGCAACACTAATCAATGCCTACATCACAAAGGCAAAACTTGAACAACTGCTGCAACAAGCAGACAAAGGAGTGGCTTTCACAATCGCAGTAAATGATGAAGCGAATGCCTACAATCAGAATGTATCTCTTTACCTTTCGCAGACAAAGGAGCAAAGGGAATCGAAAGAACCTAAGACCTACTTTGGCAACGGGGCGGTTGTGTGGACTGACAACAAGGTAACACTTGCACCGAAGAAAGATGTACCTGCTGAAAACAAGGTAGTAACTCCTAATTACAAAGGAGATCTCCCATTTTAATCACACGGGGAAGGGTAACTCCTTCCCCTTAATTTTACAACAATGACACAAGAAGAATACAAATTAAAATTTGATGAGATTAATAATGATTGTCAATTAAAGTTAAAATCTTTAGCTAAAGAATGTGCTTTAACCAACAATCCATACAAAATTGGTGATATTATTGCCGACCACATTGGTTCTATAAAAATAGAGCAAATACAATTTACTTTAGGAGGAGGTAAATATATTCCCGAATGTGCGTACACTGGAATCGAACTAACCAAAAAAGGCGAACCAAACAAAAGAGGTACAAAAAGAAGAATTTATCAATCAAGCATAAAACCATAACCATGACAATCCACCAATACCTTCACAACAAAGAAATCCGCACAAATACTACTGCAAGGCTAAAAGATGGCAAATGGTACCGTTACATTGGCGGTGCATGGGTACCGGAAAAGCAGTTCCAGTTAATGTTTCCCCTACCTTCAAAGATTGGGAACAATTCAGACAACCCGAATAAAAGAGCGTTATATCTTGATTAGTTATGAAACACTACCCCGAATGGCGGATAAGATATAATACCGCCCATTACAACTACACCGCACAACGTACCCCGAATGTGGTGAAGGATGGATTCTACACCGGGCCGGCGGTGCCTGTGGTTGCGAAGTCCAATGGGCTGACAACATTCATAATCAACTTCCTGAACTGGTCTGGCTACCGTGCTACACGCATCAATACGATGGGCCGGCAGATTAACGGTAAGTTTATCCCATCCGCAACGAGGAAGGGTACTGCTGATATTTCGGCTACGATCAAAGGCCGGTCAGTAATGATTGAAATAAAAGTAGGCAAGGATAAACCCCGCCCCGAACAATTAGCTGAGCAGCAACGGGAACGTGCTGCCGGGGGCATTTACGAATTCGTGCATACACCGGAGGAATTCTTCATTATATTTGATTCAATAGTAAATTTATGATAGGCAGAGAAGTTCTTAATGAATATTTAGTATCAATAAGCAAAACCCCATTTTATTTCAAAGATTTACTTATTGGCTATCCTTTTTCTGTTGAGCAACTATACAATAACACAGGTAAAATATTAATGCCAAGAGAACAGGGAATATATCATTTATTTAAAGATGATGAATTAGTTTATATTGGGATGTCAAAAAACATTTGCAATAGATTATTAGACCATTTAAGAGATGAAAAAAAGGATTTTAATTATTGCTTGTGGTTTGTCATAAAAGAAAAGACAGTTGATGAGATATTTGAAATAGAAAAAAGAATGATAAAATATTGGAAACCAAAATATAATCAAACACACAATTACGACCAGATTACAACTCATTAAAGGCATAAATTTACCTTAATGACCGAGATATAAGTCAAAAACCATGAAAAACATATTTAACTTTAGCGGTGGCAAGACATCTGCATACATGGTTATCCATTATTGGAAGCCAGGTGATTTAGTAATTTTTACCGACACAGGCAGAGAGCATCCGAAAACCTATAAGTTTATTCATGACTTTGAAGCATACGAAAATATACCTGTAATCAAAATATCTTACAAAGATTCAGCAACACCATTTGAAACATTACTATTAGAAAAAAAATATAAAGCCATTCCTAATAGAATGAAAAGAATCTGCACTATTGAATTGAAAGTAAATACTTGCAAAAGGTATCTTCGTTCAATAGGTATTAGAGAGTTTAATAATTTTATCGGTTTTAGGGCTGATGAACCTTTAAGAGTTAATAGAGCAGTTCAAAAGTTTAAAAAAGTTCATAATAAATATCCATTATATTATAATGGTATAACAAAATTAATGATTAATGAATACTGGTTAAATAAACCATACAATTTAGAAATACCTTCAATACTTGGTAATTGTACTCTGTGCTTTATGAAGGGAAAGAATGCCATTATAAATATATTAGCATCTTATCCCGAACTTGCAGAGGTGTGGGTAAAAGATGAGGAAAATGCAGGTGGCAGAACTTACCTTCCCGGTGTAACTATTAAACAACTTTTATTCATCGCCCAAAACAACCTATTTAAAGACAAAGACCTAAACGAAGTAACACCTGCATTTGATTGCGCTTGTACCACATAAAACCAACCCAACATGATTAAACAAATCTATGCCGAATACACCGACATCGGCATCAAAGTAATCCCTATAGAATGGGATAGCGTAACGAAACAACCCGTTTCGCATAGGAACTGGTCAAATCCTGATGACCTTACATTGAGGCCATCCGATAACGGCATAATGATTCTCACCGGCAATAATTACGGGTGCCTTGATTTTGACCTGAAGAACACGAAGGACAAAGAACTTTTCCACAAGTGGATGGCTATCGTTACCAATGAAGCACCGGAAATACTCTGTAACCTATTTATAGAGCAAACCCGCAACGGGGGGTACCATGTGTGGATGTATTACCGACACCTACCTAAGAAGCAGCAGTTAGCCGCCAACCCGGAAGGGAACGAAGTTATCGCATTATACTGCAACGGCCCGGTAGTGTACACCTACCCTACACCTGGTTATACCGAATTTCACCAGTCAATGGCTGACATAACGGAATTAACGGTTGAGCAATACAACTACCTAATTGAGGTTAGTCAGTATTTCAATGAGTACAAGCCGGCCTACGATCCGACAAAAAAAGCCATCAACTACCCTAAAGGCTATGAGCAGCAGTTATCCGATTATGACAAGAACATCACAGAAGATAGTTTTGAGGCGATTCTAACTGCTATAGGACTATTTCCGATACCTGACTACCATTACCGCAAAGCGGACAAATTTAGGGCCTACAGGCGGCAAGGAAGCGCATCTGTAGGAATCAGCGCAAAAGTGTACCATGCGGCAAAAAGGGTGCTTATATTTTCCGCAAGCATGCATAACTTCCCGAACTGGCACAATAAGGAAGAATACCCTGAATGGTCTTTACCGGCATCGTTTATTTTGTTCTATCATTTAGGTAGGGAGTGGGATAAGGTGATGCAGCACATAGGCATCGTAAAGGACACAACATCATATCCTTATGAAATTTTTCCACAGGATATACAGAGGTCACTATTTGAGGTAGCTAACGAGAAATCACTACATCCCGAATTTCTCGCAACTGCAGGCCTATGGACTATCGCATCACTTGCCGGTAACTGCTTCACTTCTGACCTTCCAGATGAAACAAAGAATATCTTATTTGCATTAATGATTGCACCGGTATCCGTTGGTAAAACCCCTGCATTCAAAGCTATGTGCGAAACACCATTGAAGGACTTGTTATCAAAAGAGGACAAAGAATATGAGGAGGAGGTAAAGAACTGGAACCTGCAGCGCGCGGATGCCAATAGCCGCAAAGAACCTTTCAACAAACCACACCCCAAGCGATTCCACCCCTTTGCCGTTGATGGCACAACAGAGGGTTATATCTCACTCATGCAGGATCAGCAGGGCGGTATGGGTGTGTACCATGATGAAGCGGAAACTATCCTTAACGCAGGGGCGCATAAAGCAAATAACGATGCCATTTCCTTCTTCACTCAAGCGTTCAGCGGTGGCCGTTATACGCAAATCAGAGCCGACAGGTCGAAGGAAAGGGTAGTGAAATCCCTTAACATATCCCTGCTTATGGGAACGCAACCATCCCGACTGAAAAACCTTTTCGGTGCCGACCGCATTCAGTCAGGGTTTGCATCCAGGTTCCTCATGGTACAATCCGATTACATTAAACTCCAGGAAGAAGTGGACCCATTTACCCCGACGCGTGCCATGTGCCAGGAGTGGAGCGATTTAATCTTTGAACTTTACAAGCACAATAAGGAATTCAGCAAAGGCGATAACCCACCCCGTAAAATAATCGTAACCGATGAAGCAAAGCCTATTTTAACAAAGTATTATAGGCAGCAGCGAAAAGATGCCAATGACAGGAAAGCTAATTCGGTTGAGGACTATGTGATGGGTACAGAAGCCAAGATGTCAGCGTATTACTTCCGATTCTGCCATCTGATTGCCATCATGCAGAATCCTATGGTACCTGTTATAACTACAAAGGTAGCGCACCAAGCATGGCAGCTATACAGGTGGTATGCTGAATCAACCATGCATATTTTGGGTTCAATTTATGAGGAAAATGAATCCGGCCTGCCTACTGATCTCCGTTTGTTGGTTGATAATCTTCCTGCAAAGTTTACTACGAAAGAAATGGAGGCACTTTGCACACGGTTAAATATCAAACCCCGTAGATTTGTAGATGCCATGCGAAGGCAAGATTTTCAGCGAATGTTTAAGCGAATAGCGCATGGAGTTTATGAAAAGATGTAACCAATAACAAACCAATAAAACAAAAAACATGATTTACAGAGACCATTTCCAAAATTACAAAAGTTATGCAATTCCGAAAGCACAGTTAATTATTGCAGACATCCCTTACAATTTAGGTAACAATGCCTATGCATCTAATCCTGCATGGTACAAAGATGGTGATAATTCAAACGGTGAAAGCGAACTTGCTGGAAAGTCATTCTTTGACACGGATGAAGATTTTAGACCGGCAGAGTTTATGCACTTTTGCTCTACAATGCTCCGGGCAGAGCCAAAAAAGGAAAAAGTAGAAGGAGAAAAAAGGCAAAAAAGCGAAGCGCCTTGCATGATTATTTTTTGCGCATTTGATCAGCAAATGTATCTAATCGAACTTGCAAAAAGGTATGGCTTAAACAATTACATCAATTTAGTATTTAGGAAAAACTTTTCAGCGCAAGTACTAAAAGCAAATATGAAAATAGTAGGTAACTGCGAGTATGGGTTAGTTCTTTACCGTGATAGACTGCCAAAATTCAGAAACAACGGTAAAATGATATTTAACTGCATTGATTGGCCACGAGATAACGAAAGCGAAAAGATACATCCAACTCAAAAACCGGTAGAACTATTAAAAAACTTAATAGAGATATTTACCGACCAGGGGGATGTTGTAATCGACCCGGTAGCAGGTAGCGGATCAACTCTCATAGCTGCTGAAAGATTAAACCGTAAGGGCTATGGTTTTGAGATTAAAAAGGACTTCTGGATGAAAGCTAATAAATGGTTAGAAGAAGAAAAGCAGGTAAAAAAAGATATTGCTGAATTTGGTTTTGCCAAAACCAAACTTGACAAATCACATCCCACACTTTGGAATCAGTCCTAAACCTTGACCCCCTTAATCGGGGGTTTTTTTATGCCGTGACTTCGGGTAAATTGCCCAAAATTGCAGTCAAATTTGCAATAATTGCACCCACTGCAAATATGCAAACCATTGATAATCATAGCGTATGGTGGCAAATTTGCACTTTTGCGCAAATTTCAAGTAATAATAATTTTATATCTCTATATATGCTAATATACTAATCCTTATATAGATATACGTGGGGTGCAAAAATACTGCAAATTTGCAACTTTGGCTGATAATCAATGAGTTATGAAGGTTTTGACTGCAAATATGGTGCAACTTTGTGCAAATTTGGTACTTTCGGGTGGTTATGGGTAACTTTGTGGTATGATAGTACCTATATCACGGGTAAAACCAAACCCCAACAATCCAAGAATAATAAAGGATGAGAAGTTTGCTAAACTGGTAAAGTCAATTCAGGACTTCCCTGATATGCTCAATAAACGGCCTTTGGTGTGCTATACCGATACAGATGGGCAGTTTGTTGTATTGGGCGGCAATATGCGCCTTAAAGCAGCCAAAGAATGCAAACTAAAAGAGATACCCATTATCCTGGCAGATGAATGGACTGCCGAACAAAGGGCAGAGTTTCTGATAAAGGATAACGTAGGATTCGGGGAATGGGATTGGGAGCAGTTGGCGAATGAATGGGATGTGCAGCAGTTGGAGGATTGGGGATTGGATGTACCTGATTTCGAAGGTCAGGAACTCGAAGCGCAAGAGGATGATTATGAGATACCGGATATAGTGCAGACAGATATTGTACTGGGGGATTTGTTTGAGATAGGGGAACATAGGTTACTTTGTGGGGATAGTACAGATAGTGATGCGGTGGCAAGGTTGATGGATGGGAAGATTGCAGATTTATTACTTACTGACCCACCCTATGGAATAGGCATTGACGGACAAAAAGAAAGTAAAGCAAAGAACCCTAAACACAATAGAAAAGGTCATGAGTTTAGAGGTTGGGATAATGAAAGACCAGACCAATCAACATTTGATTTTTTATTATTGCAAGCAGATAAAGCGATTATTTGGGGCGGTAATTATTTTGCTGATTTGCTTCCTGCATCAAGAGGGTGGCTTTATTGGAGTAAAGGGCAAGACGGGTTAACAATGAGTGATGGCGAATTAGCTTGGACAACAGAAGATAAACCTTTAAGATGTATTACAGTAAATAGGGCAGCGTTACAGGGTAGTGTACATCCAACACAAAAGCCTGTAAAAGTTATTGATTTTTGTATTGATTATGCAGGTAGCCCTAATTTAATTATTGATGCTTATTGCGGTAGCGGCTCCACAATGGTAGCCGCCCACCAACTTAAACGCAAATGTTACGGCATGGAGTTAGACCCAAAATACTGCCAAGTTATAATTGACCGAATGCGCAAACTTGACCCGAATATATCAATTAAGAAGAACGGAGTACCTTTGTAGTATCAGTGGCAAAACAGAGAAACATACAGAATCTAAAACCTTTCACTAAAGGTCAATCCGGCAACCCCAAAGGCCGCCCAAAACTTCCTGACATTAAGGAGGCATTGGCTAAGATACTGGCAGAGGAGAAAGATGGGGTTAATGCGCTTGAGGCAATACTCAAATCAATGCGGGCAAAAGCAGCGAAGGGTGATGTAAGGGCAGCCGACTTCCTGATTAGTAGGGGGTACGGTAAAGCAGATCAGCGTATTGAGATAGATGGCCAACAACCAGTCCAAACCATTATCCAAATTATCCCCGACCCTAATTCCGCACCCATTGCCGATTGAGAAACAATGTACCGGGTGTGGAAAACTAAAGTGTAGGTTGCAGATGGACTTTACCAAAAGTTTTTGCCACCTTTGTATAAACCGAACCGAACGCATGAAAATACACTACAACTTCGCCACTCGCAGTAGGCCTACAAAAATGACTGCTGCCATTGCCACCATTAAGGCATACTCACACAAAGCAGATTACACTATCGGTATAACGGTTGATGATGATGATGATGTAACGCTGAATTCTACCCATTACCTGGAACTACAACGGGAACCGAATATCTACTTTACTCATGGCAAGAGTGAAAGTAAGGTCCACGCTATCAATCGGGGTATGGAAGGATGGCGGGGCGATATAGTTGTGAACATGTCGGATGATATGCGATTCCTTGTACCAGGTTATGACATCAAAATAATCAATGCCTTTGCTGACAATCTTGACCAATTCATCCACTTTCCCGATGGCAGGGTTAATCACCTGCTACCTACCATGAGCATCATGGGTAGGACTTACTATGAGCGATTTAACTACATCTACCACCCACAATACTTCTCCCTATGGTGCGACAATGAAGCTATGGATGTGGCGAAGAAGTTGGGTAAGTGGAAATATGTGCCGGAGCGCATCTTCGACCATTACCACCCTGCATGGACAGGGGAGCCGATCGATGCCCAGTTAAGGCACACGCAGGGTTATTACCACATAGATGAGCAAACCTATATCAAGCGGTCAGCCGCTGGATTCCCAAATGAGAATGTATGACCACGAAAGAGAAAGCGCAGGAATTATACTGCAAATATGCAGATGCTCTTAACATAAGAGATTTACAATTAAGGGCTAATCCATATGCCAAACAATGCGCCTTAATTGCAGTAGCATTTGCAAAAGAAAACCCGTTAAATACCAATGGATATAATAAATATTTAGATGAAGTAAAATCCGAAATCGAAGCCCTATGACCCTATCAATCTTAATCTGCACTATCCAAGGCCGTGAGGGTTATCTCACCCGACTATTGCAGGAATTAGTGCAGCAAAAGGCACGGTTATCTAATCAGCTAACCGATGAGGTGGAAATCATTGTCGAATCGGACAATGGTGCCATGAGTACCGGGCGCAAAAGGAACTATCTTATAAGCAAGTCAACGGGGAAGTACATCGTATTCGTGGATGATGATGACATGATTGCACCCACCTACATCGCTGACATACTTGAAGCAGCAAAGCAGGATCCCGATGTTATCGTATTCAATGGAATAATGACCACCAATGGCAAGGATGAGCGGAAGTGGTATATCAGTAAGGAATACGGCTATGAAGCGAAGGATGGGGCATATTACCGCTATCCTAATCACATCGTACCGGTGCGCAGGGAGATTGCCGTGAAATTCCCATTTCAAGACATAAAGATTGGGGAAGATTACCTTTATGCTACTGCGATGCACAATGCAAAGGTGTTGCAGACAGAGGTCAAGATTGAGAAGGAATTATATCACTATCAGTTTAGAACGAATAAGTAATGGCAGATTGCAGATATTGTGGCGGAAGTGGAGTATTGAATAATTTTACTGGAAGAGGTGAAGTTCCGTGTTATTATTGCCAAGCACAACATACCCAACCAGAACCCTACTACCACTCCGGCACCTATGAAGCTATCAACGTAATCGAAGCGTGGGGGTTGAACTTCAATTTGGGAAATGTGATTAAGTACGTTGCACGGGCAGGGAGAAAGACGGATAACCCTATTGAGGATTTGGAAAAAGCGAAATGGTATATTGAACGGGAGATTGAAAAACTAAAACAGAAATAACATGGCACAACAGACAGCGGTGGAATATGCAGTAGATAAACTGCAAAAATTAATTCCTGAAGGTAATGAATTTGCTATTGGACTAATTCTTGAATTTGCTAAAGAAAAGGAAAGACAAGAAATAATACAATTTGCAACAGATTGGTATAATTTTAATGTAAGATCAACTGCTCCAACAGGGGTCGAACAATACTACAACGAAACCTACGGCAAATGAGATACAGTCAAAACAACGAACAGGATGTAATTGAACAGTACTTCAATGTGCCTGGTACATTCCTTGACATTGGTGCCAATGATGGACAAACTTTGTCCAATACCTACGCCCTGCAACTGAGTGGATGGGGTGGGGTACTTGTAGAACCCTCTGAAGATGCCTTCAATCGCATACCACCCAATGACAAGGTAAAAGCGTTCAATGTGGCTATCGGTACGGCTGATGGCACTTGTACTTTCCATGAAATGGGAACACATTTGAACAGGGGCGATGTATCGCTGCTATCTACGATAAAGAAGTCAGAGATGAAGCGTTGGAATGGCACGGAGTTTAAGGAACGAATGACAGAAGTATGGACTTACAAGACATTGGTAAAGAACTCACCCTACAAAGTATTTGATTTCATTTCTATTGATGCCGAGGGTATGGACTTTGAGATATTGGAGCAAATTAACCTATCCGGTACACAAATGGTATGCATTGAACACAATGGCAACGCTGACCTATTCCAACTCATTAAAGAGTACTGCAATGGGTTCGGACTGCATAAAAAATTACTTAACAATTTAGAGAATGTAATATGGGCAAGGTAATCACCTCCCTTTCCTCCACAGGTAGGGAAAACTATAATGAGGCGATGTTAGGGCTTATCCGGTCAATAAATCGCAATGCTTCCGACTATGACACTCATTTGCGTAGTGTGGATGGCTATGTAGATGAATATCATGGTAGAAAAATACTACAAGGCAAATGGCCGAAATCGCAGCAATACGAATCATGGAGCCATCAAAATATGCCGTATCAGTTTAAGCCGGTAATGGTAGCGGAAGCGTATGAATTGGGGTACCGAAAGATTATTTGGTGCGATTCAACCATTCGAGTAATGCGCAACCCCGACCCACTCTGGCAACTTGCAGCAGAACATGGGATTGTTGCGTGGAACAATGAGGGGCATCCGTTACATAAGTATATGCCCGATCACCAAATCGCATGGTTAGGGTTAAGAGATTACACACAGGTAGTGCAGATGTATCAGATTATGGCTTGTTGCATAGTGTTCGACTTCGACCATCCTGCGACTAAACCGATTTTCGATAAGTGGATTGAAGGTGCTTTCAACAATTGCTTTCATCATAACGAGAGTAAGAATCCGCACTATGTAAGCAGCAGACATGATCAATCGTTATTATCAGCTATCATGAATATCAATGGTGTAAAGGTGCAGCCGTATGGTGGACTTGCATACAGGGAATTTATGCCAGTGGATCCATTCTTCATTAATTGGGGGGTAAAAGATTAGTTATGGACAACTTAGATAAAATAAAGCACGAACAACAAAGAAAGCAGTTATATCTTGATGTGTTTGTTGAAGTAATAAAAAAGCCAAATATGGATTATAAAGATGCACATTTTGAAGCATCATGGTCAGTGGAATGTTTTGACCAAGCATTTGGTTTTGATAAGTCTAAAAAAGTAAAAGATTAACTTTGTAATATGTCCGAAAAGATAACTTGTTCAGGTTGCATACATCGAAAGCAAGGTAAAGAGAAATCCTTTTGCAATAACCCAAGACAAACGGATGAAAGATTCAAAGATTATATTTATCCACCTATTCATGGATGCGATTTACATGAACCTATACAAACTAAACAAATATGGGCTACACAGGCAAAACAATCGAACTAATAGACCTCATCATTGACAGAGTGCAAACGGTGGTAGATTTAGGAGCGCAGAATGATTACCGCCATCCTACACTACCTGCACCATACGTTAAAGATACCTACTATGCAAACAAGCAATATACGGCCATTGACATTAGCGGAGAGAACGGTAGTAAACCATA